GATATAGTATGTATATTTCAAGTAAACTATAATCAATAGTAATTATACAATATAGATTGTATTTGATTGATTTCGTTTTAAGTTAGCAAGAACTTCATCTGTAAAACATCCTCCTGCTAATATAATAATTTTTTCCTCATTTAGTTCTGTAATTTCCTTAAATGATTTACAGTATAAATTATATCCGTATAAGTATTTTCCAATTTTATGAGAAGAATTATCAAGCACATTAACTATTTTATTAACTGATAGACCCATTGATATAACAAAATTCGTATGCATTGAAGAAGGCCATATATAAACAGGTAGAATGCTGTTATCTATAATTTTATTAAGTCGATTTATATTTGTGCGAACCTTTGAAAAATAATTTTTTGTTTGCTGTAATGTATCTATATTTTTCGGAAATATAGTAAGACTTTCAGTTACTCTTTCAAATTCAAAGAATACAGCAAACTTGATGTAATCATATATACGCTTTCTTTTGAATCCACAAAGCAAAAATATTTGTTCTATAAATGAATTTTCAACATAAAAAATATGCTCAGGATTTAAAACATGATATGTTCCATCTTTAATAAATGATTCAAGATTGGGATGATTAATATAAATATGATTTACACCAGATAATGATGATATCTTATGTATTATAGCCATTGGGTCATATAAATGTTCAAAAACATGAGACATAATTACAGTATCAGCACTAAGAGGCTTAAAATCAACTTCTTCTAAAAAACTCTTTATTACTGTACGATTTTCTGTTTTTCCCCAGTAACTAGGGTCAATAATTGTATAATTATAATCTTTGTTTTCTAAAAGTAAATTTGCTACATCACCATTGCCGGCTCCAATTTCAAGGATACTTGATATTGTCTTATTTTCAATAATGAAATTTGAAAACTCCACATTCATAACATTTCGTGTTGATCCAAATAGTCCAGCAAAACTTTCATTGTAAATAAGAGATAAATTACCCTCATACTTTGTTTGAACTGCTGAGCAAATATTACAGTGTAATACATTATAGGGAATAAAAACAGATTTATAATCTTTTTCATTTACCGAATAACATCCAATTGGTATACTGAAGTCTTCTTCTAGAAGAATATTGAATTCCGACTTCTTGCAGAATAAACATTTTGTTCTTTCTGTAAACGATTCCATATACAATATGAATTTTAATCTTTAGATTATTATACGCAAATTCTATTAACATGTGGATTTTATACTTCAGAATCTGACTTCTGTTTTTTTCTATCAACGATTGTCACTTGTCTAATAATTAAATTTTGTGGCTCGGGTAATCCTTCTCTTTGAGGTGCTGGTCTCTTTCTATAAAAGATAATACCGCAGCATCCGCAGACAACTAAAAATCCAAAGATGGCAGAAAAGCCAATAGCAGCGGCTTGACCATTACCAATTGCTGTATCAGCGGTAGTAATATAGATGACCGTAATATTTGTTGAGGGAATCGCAGTAAATGTACCTGTTGCTGTGGATGAGGATGTGGCTGTAGATGTAGCTATTGATGATGCTGTTGCTCTAGCAGAAGCCGATACTAATGATGTTACTGTTGCTGATGCCGAAGAAGATGATGTGGCTGTGGCTGTGGCTGAAGCAGATGCTGAAGCAGAAGCAGAAGAGGTCGCAGAGGAAGATGATGTTGCAGTGGCTGTGGCTGAAGCAGAAGCAGAAGAAGAAGCCGAAGATGTTGCTGTAGAAGATGATGTAGCTGTAGCAGTTGCAGAAGCAGTTGTATTCGCTTGAGAACCTACAATAATCAGGGGGCAGCAGAACTGGTCAGTTGTTGAGTAGAGTCCTGAAGCAAAGATACATCCATAGGATGCTCCGCGTAAATTACAGTTAGGACCATTAATAATCTCCCAACTTGATGCTGTAGTTGAGCAGAATTGCTGAGCATTTGCTTGGATAAAACTACAGTCAGGGTTGCCTTGATTCGCAGGGCAGCCAGATGCGGTGTGCGTTAATTGTGTGAAATCAGAGCAGCCATATTCTGCTGATGCGGTTGAAAGTGAAGCCAGAAAGATGGCAATTTTCCAGAGCATTTTCTATTTAGTGTGTTTTAAAAAATCACCGTAGACTTTCATGGCATTTCGCATTCCAGCAGTTTGATATTTATGGTACTTTGCTCGGAAATACATGCTTCTAGCAGTTTGCCTCTGTTGTTTGCGCGTTTCTTTGCGTAGGCGTCGGATAGTATTTCGGGCTTTCTTCGCAGTACCATATGCTGCTTTGATTTTTGGTGGTCTAGTTGGATTATTGAATATAGCCATCTACTTTACATTTGTAAATGTTCGCAGGCTTCATAATTGTTTTTTGTGATTTCCAAGCAATGCGTGTACTGAGTTTTCTTATCTTCTGCGTTTGATTTACTGCGACCACTGAAAAGCTGGCCAATGAACGCATGAGCAATACCACTGCCGCCACCAAAGGCCATTCCTTCTATGACAGATGATGTTAGTGTGGGTTTCTGAGGCTGAGGCTGCTGGACTGCCGGAGGAGTCGGTTTAGGCACAATAGGGTCTTTCATTGGTTTCGTATTTCTGGGCATTCCTAAATATCTAATATTTACGAATGTTTTATATGAATTTTCTAGCAAAAAATCCAGACGATAAACCTGCGGAGGTTTCTAATTACTGTAAGCAAGTCCACCCATTCCACTCATCACGCGGAGAACGTTGTAGTTCACGGCGTAGACGCGGACCTTGGCGGAGTAGACACTGGAGACAGTGTTGTTGGTGAGCGTAAGGTGGAGGGTCGCATTGTCAATGCGGGAGAAGTTGCATGAGCCGGAAGGCTGGTGGTCCTCCGGCTTGAGGGCGAAGGAGTAGACGTTGATACCAACGGCGGGGACGTTGGTGTGGTGCTGGTAAGGCTGGACCAAGTTGAAATACTTGCCCTCGCGCTCTGAGAACCGATCGTGGCCGTTGAGCTGGATCTTTGCTACGGCGACCGGGTTGTAGCCGGCGAGGCCCTCAACGCGGGTGAGGGAGTAGCCGGAGTCGAGGACTGACCGGTCCCACCAGTCGGAGTAGTTGAAAGGCTGCATGCCCTTCCACGGGTTGATGGTGGCATCGTCGCAGGCGACGAAGGAGTCGCGCTGGACAACCCAAACAAGCTCCTTGGTGGGGTGGTTGAAGTTGAGCTTGATCTTGTTGTTGGAGGAGGTCACGGACTCATCGCCCGTGAACTGGAGCTGCTCGATGAGGTACTCGTGGGAGACCTGGGCGAAGCGGCGACGCTCGTCCGTGTCGAGGTAGATGTAGTCAACATAGAGGGAGGCAGACACGAGGCCGGATGATGAAACACGGTCGCGGATGGCGTGGAGGGCCGCTGAGCCAGTGACCTGGTCCCAGCAGAGGTACTTGATCTCGTTGAACTCGAGGTTGATCTTGACCTCGTGGTACTGGAGAGCGATCAACGGGAGCGCAAGGCCCGGGTTGCGGCAGAACCAGAACTGGAGGGGGATGTAGAGTGTGTACTCCGGGGCGCAGTTGGCGACCTCGGCGAGGGAGTTGGGCTCACCGCCGGCGCACGCATCGTCGCATGTCTCACCGCCCTGAACGAGCAAGTTCACGAGTTCGGGAACGTTGCCAACCATCTCAGCATAGCCGGCCTGCTTGCCAGCCTCCTGGGTGAGCTCGTTCCAGAGCTGGACCCGAGGCAAGGTGGCCTGGAGGTAGATGCGGTGGATCAAGTCACCGTTGCGGCTGATCGTGCATGTTACGCGCTTGCCGAAGTTGGCAGTGCCGTTGAAGGTCTGCTCAATCGACTCCATCGCGAAGTTGGTGTGGCGACGGTACACCACCTTGAAGAACGTGATCTGAGGGTTTCCCGTCAGGTAGATATCCTGCGCGCCATAGGCTACAAGCTGCATTAAACCACCACCTCCCATTTGTTATATTTATCACAAAGAAAATAATTTGGCGGATTTGGGGATTTTGAGGAATTTTGGGATTTTTCTGGAGAACACCGGGGTCATTGATGAAATCAACAACCCGAGACCGGGGTATCTGGCGGAGCCAAAAACCTGAGGATCACCGGGGGAACTCTTCCTGTGAAATCCCGCGGTTCTTAAAATCCGCAGATGACATAAGGAACATTGAAAGATAGGATATAGTTAATGTCTGAAAATAAACCTTTACACATGGTTCTTCAGACCATGGATGCTCCTGCTCAAGAAGTGACTGATATGCCTACTACCTTAGAGGCATTCCACTCTGAGAAGATGCGTACTATGAATGAAAAACGAGCACAAATTACTGGAATAGAAAAGAAGATTACCGAAAAGGAGGCTCAAATAGATGCCTTCACCGGGGCTCTTCATGCCGATGAATATAAAGTACTCGTTGAAGATTTACAAGATTTAGAACAACAGGTGGTTCGTCTACAGAAAGATGACGAACGACTTGATTATTTTTTACAAGTTGGAAATATTCTATTTAATTATTATGATTCACAGGAAAAAATTGCTTCAGGACATCATGTTTCTAGCAAGAAACCTGCTAGTAAGTTGCGAACTCCTCAAAATAGCGTTTTAAATTATTTCAGTGCTGGTGCTGCTGAAGTTGCCGATGACGCTGAACCTTCTCTTTCGCAGCTAATGCCACTGCCGGCGACGGAGAAAGAGCCAAAGAAGATTATTAAAGCCCGGGATATTGAAGATTCTAATGGACTCCAGCGTGACAAAGCACTAGAGCGTTATTTGAGTATTATTGAACCGACTGCGATTCGTGGTGGAATCCTACCGGGGTCTGGCATAGAACCCGATTTTGGTGCGTGCCCTCATTGCGAAACAGAGATGGTCTTTTATCACAATGAGGCAACTCTAGGCTGCCCGGGGTGTGGCTATCAAGACTTTATTCTGGTGGATTCTGAAAAGCCTTCTTATAAGGACCCGCCGCGTGAAATCTCGTACTTCGCCTATAAGAAGATTAACCATTTCAATGAGTGGTTGGCCCAGTTCCAAGCAAAGGAAAGTACCGAGATTCCAGCAGATGTGTATGAGAATATACTGGCGGAAATCAAGAAGGAGCGTATTACTGACCCGCGTACACTCAAGCCCCAGAAACTTCGGGAGGTCCTAAAGAAACTCCATCTGAACAAATTCTACGAGCATATCCCGCATATTTTACACAGGATGAATGCGTTCTGTGCGCCCACCATGTCACGGGAGATGGAGGATAAACTGCGGTATATGTTCAAGGAGATTCAGCCGTCGTTCATTCGGCATTGTCCGCGGGGTCGCTCCAATTTCTTGTCGTATTCTTACGTCTTATATAAGTTTTGTCAACTGCTGGAACTGGACGATTTCTTGCCGTGTTTCCCTTTGCTAAAAAGTCATGAAAAGCTCTATATGCAAGATAACATCTGGCAGAAGATTTGTGTTGACTTGGGCTGGGAGTTCATCCGAACAATTTAACTGCTGGAAGTAGATGAACGCATTCAAATATGGCATTGGAGAACCGGGTCGTCCAATCGCAAGTCAATTTACACCTGCGGCCCGTCCTATGTTTAGGAATGCTATGACAAGAGTAGAACCCGAGGAAAAATCTACTTTTGTAAAAGAGTATTTTTCATTCAAAAATCCCGAAAGTGCCGAGAGATTTGCTAAAATTTTTGTAAATTCAAAAAATAAGATAGTTTATGCGCCGCGGCCTCGGCGTTATTTAACACTAAAACAAAAATCCAATTTGAAATCTATTCCTGAAAATCAGCAATTGCGAAAGAGAACACGCAAACAAAGGAGTCGTAAAAATAGGAGATAAATGGACCCAGTCCATATTTTAACTTTAACTTTTACTCTTGGTTATATTTTACAATGTATATTTTCTTGTCATTTATATCATAATATGAATCCTGTATATGATAGACTTGAAACATTAGAGCAGGTTACTTGGTCGCAACGGACTTCTTCTCCAAATCCAGTATATACAAGAACAAGAGATCAACGCACAGAAGATCCTGAATAAACGAAGGCTTAAATAAATGTCCGATTCATTAGATTAATGATGCGGACAATTGTGGCAATTGATCCTGGTATTAAGAATTTGGGAATCTGTGTTGCGGAAGTTGTGGCTGACCTCAGTGGAAACCAGCAGATATCCGATATCTTACTATGGGAGAATTTTAATCTAGTGTCTGATTCTTCCGCTCAGTTATCCACACGATGCTCTATTCAATCCTGTAAAGGACCTGCTTCGTGGTCCTACAAGGGTACCTCTTCCGAGGCAGCCTTGCTATGTAAAAAATGCGGCAAGAAAGGCTTCAAGGGCTTTACTGCTATAGACCCCGAGAAGATTAAAACAGTTGCGACCATCCGTGAATTTGCGACCGAACTAGGATGGACCGATGCGAAAAAAAAGACAAAAGCGGCACTGCTAGACGAAGTAGCCAAGTTCTATTTGATGCCTTACAAGGCTGCTAAAGTGAAGAGTATGAGTCCCTCAGATGTATTTGGAAAAATTCGGGTTTTTGTTGAATCCCGCATCCCTATTCTTAAGAAAGCGTCCGTTGTGCGAATTGAAAATCAGAAAAGTATTGCGGCTCTTTTGCGGGATATTCAGATGCAGATTTATTCATTAATGCGATACATCTTGGAGAAAGATGGGTGGACTGGCAGCTTTGAGTTTGTCCATCCCGGTGCGAAGAATAAGGGCGATGAGATTTCTGCTGGTTCGGATAAATACAAGGAAAGGAAAGATGCGACTTTGGGAAGAATTGAAAAGAAATTGGCTTTGTGGTCCACAGCAAAACCAGCAGTTGCTGCTCCTTGGCTTTTGCTTTTTAATGGTGTTTCTAAAAAGTATGATTTGGCGGATACTTTACAGATGACTTTGGGCTGAGCCCAAAGTCCTACTTTACTCCCTTTGGTCATGCTAATTTTTTTCTTGCGATTATTTAAATGAATATTCGTTCTGGTAATACTGTTGAGTGGACTGATACTACTACAAATCCGCCAACTACACACAGAGGTACTGTTAGATCAGGTCCACTTGTTTGTTATAAAGTATATAATACCCTAGGTGACAAAATAGAATTAATAGAAAAAACGAGATTAACTGTTACTGATACACACAGTAATAATAACAATAATAACTA